TTTTCTATGTCTTGTTCTTTGCTGTCTTTATGCCCAGCACGGCAGATGTACTTCACTGCACATCCAAGGTGGTAATTTAGTTGCTGGTCTCTGATGAAATCCCAGCATTCGATGGTGCCTCTGGTGTAGTAGGCAGGTGAATCGGCCATTGTTTTACTAGGTTTGATACGGTGTTAGCTAACGCAAAGTTTTGTCTTTGCAGTGCCATGAATAATGTAATGATGTCTGCTTTATCTGCCTTAGGAAGTAGATCTTCAAGCCTTCTCAGCTTGAATGATTGCTCCATTGTCGGCTCGATAATTGGCATCGGGATTCCATGGAATGACGGTATGTTCGATTGGGTCATAGTCTGTATATGTAAGAATTCGTGCCAGCCTTGCATTTAACAAAGCATCCTCTTCAGTTAGATCCTTTTCTTCAAAAGCTTTGACAACAGTCTTCCATGTATAACCATGCTCTTCAAACAAACTTACTGCTCGTTTGACTCCTATTCCTGGTACTCCTGAGTAGCCATCTGTTTGATCACCTGCCAATGTCTGAATTAGATGCCACTTAGCACCTTCTTCAGGGTCAATAGTGTGCACCTCTTTCATGTCATATAGTTTGCCAGGGATTTGACGCATGTCCTTATCAGGACTACAAATAATATTACCAACATTGGCTGTTGCATAAATGCCCATCGCATCGTCTGCTTCAAGCTCTGGTAATCGAATGACTTCATATCTTTCCGCTAATTGTGAGATAACTTTTCTGTACCCACATGGCTTCTTTCTATTTCGATGACCCTTGTATTCCGGGTAAATTTTTTTCCTAAAATTTTCAGAGTCACTGAAAAACAAGATGAGTGTGGGTACATCCCACATGAACTCATTCTTGATTCTGTTTAAGTCACGTTCCACCAAATTTAGTGCTTCAGAAAACCGACTGACAACGGTGATTACATCATCACCCCAATCAATATCCTCTTCTGCACCAGCGCATGCTTTATAAACTATGTAGTCAGCGTCAATGAGTAGTTTCATCAATGCACCTCTGACCAGTCTCTTCCCTTCTTGGCTTCTGCTTCAATGGGGATTCGTAAGTTGTAGTATTCTCCAGCCGCTGCAGCGCTAAATACCAAGGATGTTGATAAGTCGTCTGCGTGTTCTGGAGCGCACTCGAATTGTAATTCGTCATGTATAAATGCGAGTTGTGATGCACACAACCCTAATTGTTTAATAGCGTCATCGTTAATAACCATCCAGCGCTTAGCGACGCACGCTGCACCGGATTGAAGCAAGAAGTTTAAAGACTTATGAGGGCTATCTACTTTAATGGGTCTACCATCAATGCTTAAAATAATTCCCGTCTGCGTAACTTTCTTTTTAACTGCTTCCAGTAGTTCCGACAATCCATCAATAGCAGAAACAAATGCTTCTCTAATTTCTTTGCCTTTCTTCTTAGCTTGTGTCTCACTTAAGGCTGAGTCATAGGAAAACCCAATCTTGGCATTTCCGGCACCGTAGATGAAGGCATAGCTAATGGTTTTGACTTGTCTCCTAGTAACCCCGATGGCGTCGGCATTAACTTGGTGAATGTCTCCATTGAGGAGGATATCTGCATACCTGCCGCCATCAAAACGACCAAGGTAGTGAGCGAGCATCCTAAGTTCAATACCTGCAAGATCAGCACCAACCATGAGTTGTCCTGGTGTCGCAGTGAAGAGTTTTCTGAATTCTTTTTCATTTTTAACCTGTGCGAGGTTTGGGTTTCTATGGGCGCACCTGTGTGTGCTTGTTGCAACGCTTGCATGATGATGTATCCGGTTAGCATTCGTATTCAGCTTGAGCCATGCGTTGGTGCCTTCGGAGATCATCCCCAAGCTCTTCGTAATATCGAGACATTTCAGAAATTCCAAAGCAATCGATGGCCCACCTGATGCAGCCGTCTCCTTCAGTACAACTTCGTCGATAATCGGCTTCCCAGTAGGACTCATCTGAGTCGGCTTCCAGCCATGAAATGTTTGCAGGATCCATGAAATATGATCTCTTGATGTGGGATTAGTTTCTTTTAATCTTGTGAATGTGCACCCTTTGACGTATCCAGATGTTTTGTTATCTCGTTTAGGAGTAAATTCTGATCCTGCAACGAAAGGGTGCCTGTTGCGTAATAGCTCACAAGTTTGTTCAAGCTCTGTTCTGAGAGACGATGCAAGTTCCCATGCAGCGCGTTCATCAAAGTGCCATCCATGTATCTCTTGTTTAGTAAGTATCTGAGCTACTTTGTGCTCTAATTTGACCCACTCAGGTATTTGTGGAAGTGGTCGCATAGTTTGATTGTGACGTTTACATCTTGAGCGCAGTAAGTCTCCATTTCTGGTGACCATTCCTGCCAATCCGTAGTCTTTCCAAACTCTCCCTTGTATTCACCTAACCTGTAGCCATAGGCTTCTAGCGAGTGTCTCCCTCGCAGTTGAAGCGGCATGTTTGGTTTGTCTAACTTCCTATCTACATCCAACATATCTGTGTGATACAGACGTGATAGTAATAGAGTGTCTACTATTAAAGACTTTGGATCAAACCAAGGATATAGTTTTTGAATTACTGGGATGTCGTATCCAATGATGTTATGTCCAACTAGTACATCAGCATCTTCTAATCGTTGAATGCCGCGTACCACTGGTTCTTGATTACCTTCATCGTTGTAGATAATTGTTTGATCAGCTTCGCTATCGTAGATAACAAGGCAGTGGATCTTGGTAACATCATTCAGTAGTCCGTTTGTCTCCAGATCGAATACCAGCATTTTTCCATTTGTAGGTTTTATCTACAAACTGAGCCCTTCGTACAGCTTCAGGTGTAGGTGGATTAGGTCGTTTCAAGTAAGCATCCTGTTCAGCTTTAAAAATCTGACGTTGGATCGAACTCTGGATCGGCTTCAGTTTCATTAAATTTACAAGTATTGAGGTCGTAATTCAGTTGGCAAGCTTCACCAACTTCGCCTGAATAGCGATTCTTAAGTACTCGCACTGTTGTAGCATTCCGTTCAGAATCACTCTGTTGGTCGCGTTCGAGTGCGATAACTGCGTCGCTAAGTTGGCCAATGCTTCTGCTTCCTCTAAGAGATCGGAGTTGTACACGTCCACCCTCTTCATGTGATTGTCCATTTGGTGGTGTTGTTGTGTGGCAAACAAGAAACATTGCTATGCCTGTACGTTCAACAAGTGACCTTAGTTTGGTCATTGTTGTGTCGATCATTCGACGTTCATCACCTTCAAGACCACTCAATAGAATGCTTAAGTGATCCAGGAAGATGACCTTTGTCTCAAGACCTGCTGCCATATATTCAATACGGTTATAAATATGGTCAGGGTCATAAGATCCAAACCCGTCAAACAGGTGAAGATTCCATTTAGCAATAGTCTGGTCAAAGATCTCTGTTAGCTCGCTTCGTTGTTGTTCTCCGAGGTGTAGAGACTTTCTAGCGGCGACAGACATGAGTCCAAGGGCTGTTCTTCGATTAGATTCTTCAAGCGCCAGGTAACCGCACCGCTCCCCTTTACTGAGAAGGTCAGCACATATTTCTCTGAGAATGGAGCTTTTTCCGACCCCAGAACCTGCAGTAAGCGTGACAAGCTCTCCGTATCTGATCCCATGTAACTTGTCTTGTAATCCTTTGAATGGGTAGTCATGATCTGCTGGTGGTGATGGTGTAGTTACTAATTCGAGTAGTGTTTTTGCATCGACAATTCCGTCAGGTTGGTATTGAAGATGGTCATAATTATGTACTGCCCTAATTGCTTCACTGTCGCCCGCCTGGAGTGCTTCTGAAGCGTCCTTGTAGTCCTCTAGAAAACCGATGAATGCCTTGCCAGGTGGTAATACACTTGCTGCTTCTTTTGCAGCCTTCTGGCCCGCCTCATCGTTATCGAAAAAGATCACTACCTTGTCGTAGTAGTTGATCCATTCGTAGTTATTTTGAAAAGCTTTCTTTGCTGATTGTGCACCGTTAGGTATAGAAACCACATCCCAATTAGGTTGTGCTTCCCAGACGGACATTGCATCCATCTCACCTTCAGTAATTACGAGCTTTGACGTCTTGCTCGTCGTCTTGTGACGAAAGTTTTGCATTCCAAAGAGGGTCTTCACCTCTCCTTCACAGCGAAACTCTTTGTCCTTTGTTCTTACTTTTGCTCCAACAACCTTGCCATTACTGTCGAAATAATAGTGGCGTAAGAGCCCTTGACCATCTTTGTATGTCTTGAACTGTTCACAAGTACGCTCTGAAATTCCTCTTGATTGCAGTCTTCCGGCTGATCCTTCGAGTTGTACATTTGACACTTGTTGATTGTGAATGGTGGTGTTACTGCCACGCGTCCTTGCATGACATCTAAAACAAAAGGTGTGACCATCTGAATACAAGCTATTTGCATCAGATGATCCACATTCTTGACACGGTATGTGTCTTATAAATTCTGACTCAGACGAGCCAATTGATTGGTATGCTTGCAAAGCTAGTCCAGGGGATTCCTAATTTCTCGCAGTATTTTGCGTAGGTTGTCTTTGACTTCTTGCTGATTGTATTGAAGGGTGCCTGAAACACCATGCGTAGATCTAGTTCAGGGTTCTGTTCCTTTACTGCTTTGATCTTGCGTCTATCTGCTGCATCCCAATATCCCTTGCATTCCAGAATCACCCCGTTAGGAAGTACGAAATCAGGAGTATAGATATGAGATATAACATAATCGACCTTGGTAGATTCATATTCGTATTTGACACCCAGATCAACGAGCAGGTCAGCAACCCGCTCTTCGAGTCCTGAGCGGAAAGCCATTAGTCATCGATTCCTTTGTCGATGATCTCTTCAACGATTTCACTGATAGCACGACGCATCTCATATTTGAAATCATTTCGGTCTGCCTTATATCGAGTGGCAGACAATTCAGGCAGGTTCACGGTCAGTGTTCCTTTGTACAGCCCGGTGGCTGCATCCTTTTCAACATTAAAATCAACCATCAGAAGTCGTCGTTATCCTCTACAGAGCTAGGTTCGTTTTGCAAGACATTCGGTTCTGAGACCTTATATCCAGCGGTGGTGCCAAACAGTTCAGCAACATCTTCAGTAGACATATCACCTACATCAACGCCAGCTGACGATGACAAGGAGACAACCTGAACAGCTTTCAGCTTCAGGCTTGTGCCATAGGTGACACCATCTCGTAGGATGTATGGTTTCTGATAGAGAGCAAGCTTGACTTTTGACCCACTGTAAATAGCAGTTCGGTCATCAGTAATAAGAGTACCTTCAGTATCAACTACTGGTGGCTTGGAGTCTTCATTCCAACTGAACTTAATCCGGTACTGACCTTCATTGACTTCTTCCCAAGGTTCAGGCTTCAAGCTAGAACGCTTAGGATTCTTCAGTTTAGATTCAGCCCACTTAAGAGACTCAGTTCTATCGTCTTCAAGCTTGTCAATCATTGCCTGGTCAACAATAGCTGCCAGTGAATAGCCAAACTTAGACGGTTTCATAACAGCTTGGTATCCATCAAGGATTACAGGCTGTTCGGTTACAAATGTGTTTCGTGTCATTAACAGAAAAAATAGGTGGATTCAATTACCGACTCTGGTTGTAGCGTGTCGATAATCGGTGGTAGGGATTCAGCTCCGATTTGGGCAGCCCACGAAGTTAAGTAGTCGTGTTCCGCAAATAAGTGCATGTATGTTTCACGAACAATGGCTGAAAGAGTAGCCATGTCAGTAGCACGACAAAGAACCGAGTCGTGTATGACGGCCAACGGAGCGTTGAAGCGTATTGCAGATAGGCAGAGGAGGCTTGCATCGAGTGAATGGATTAGGTTTGGTGCAGTTGCATTTTTATGGTGTGATTTATCTACTTTGTCTCCATCTTCTGTAGCTACATTGACCTTACATCTACCTAGTAGTTGTAGTTCAATAGTCTCTACTTCTTTCTTCATTAACCTTTGGGTGACATTGAATCCAGACGGTGTCGTCCATCTGATCTCTTCTGCACCCCTATCGATTGCTAGACCTACTTCTTTTTCTATCCATTTCATTACGCTCATCGGTCCTGGTACTACTTCATTCATCGCGCTGCGCACAGCGTTAACAACTTCTGTAAGTACTTCTTTCTCAACCTCAACGCCTTTCTCTTTCAATGCATCTCGTATGTACGATCTATTTGAAAAAGGTTTGGCGTTGTAAGGCACTGTCATGACAGTCCTTTTTGTGGTTTTTCTATCCATGTGTGGACGGATAGATTCTGGAACATTGGGTTTTGCTACTTCAGCAATGACCTTATATGCATCTTGTGGTTTGTCACTTGGAAGTACATTAACTAGACGTGCAGTTGATGCATCTCTAGCTAGTCCTGCAAGAATCTGAAGACCGCTACAAGTAGCGTCTACAGCAACAGGTAGGTTTGTGTAGTTCCAGTCACATAAGATGCAAGTATGGTAGTAGTGATGACAAGCGGCTAGGTATTGCCAAGGCTCGTCAACATATTCCCAGTCACCAATGTTACCAATAGGGTCAGTGGCAATTCTTGTGATGACCTCATGATTGTGAAGGGTATCGTTGATACGATCCTCCATTGTTGACTTGTCTAGTCCTTTGGTAGTAGCTACCTGAAACCTAAGCCAATCTTCTGCTTCATGAGTCATGAACGCCTTTTGTTTGAAGAGCAACAAACTTTTTCCAAAGTCTGTGTCCTGTGGTGTAAGAAAGGACGGTATCGGGTAGACACGTCCACGGTAATCACATGACCACGGGATATAGAATTCTTCTTTGTCTTCAAAGACAGCAACAGCATTCATCGTCATTCTTGTACGACATGAACGCCTGAACTGCTGTGCGTTTTGGTTCATTACCTCTGCTGCAGCTCGCCGGTATGACATCTCTGACTCTTTATTAGTGTCGATGTCTAAAGGCTTGTTTGGCAGTGGTAAATCAACGACAGGGACGAACTTGCCTACTACATGTCCTCGTTCTTGAAGTGTCTTAGCGACATCAACAATGAATGGATTTAATGTGTAGGCAACACGCTGGATTTGATTGACAAAGTCCAGGATCTTTTCTCCCTGTATACAAGTGGGATCACCACGTCGAACGAGAGGATATCCCTTCATCACTTCGTTTAAGACGTATCCGCCTTGCCTGTCGTTTGTCCAAGGGTTCGGTTCAATCAGCATTGGCCATGCAAGTGGACTGAATAGCTCTGCTTGAGTCATCACTTCGTCCCTTATCTGGAGAAATTCAGGGGTAGGAACGATGTATGAGGCACGATGCCTTCCTTCAAATACCGTTTGCTTCTCAAACCAGCCACTGGCCTTACTGATGCAGTCCAGTAGCCACCCACCGAGCTTGATCCGGTTAGCCCTGCCCCAAGCCTTCCAGTGGTCAACGTCGTAGCGGTTCATCAGTGTTCTGATGACCACCACCTTCTGTTGTGTGCCGATGGAACGGTGCCAATAGTTTTTCTTCAGCGTGTGCAGCAGTCCTGGCACGTTCCGTTCGTAGTGACGGATCATGCACTCCTGCTCAATGGCTGTGCCTATGGCGTCGGTGACGTTCTGAAGCTGGTTTGCCTTGAGCTTGCTTGAAAAGACCTTGTCAAAGGTCACCTTGCAGCCGATGGCAGCAGCTACCTCAGGTTCAACGTCTGACAGAAATACCTTGATTTCTTTGAAGCAATGACCTGTCTTCCCCTTGTGAACGCGTTCAAGGGCTGTGTCCTTGATTCGTTCGATGACCAGCGGCAGGAGCTGATCAATGGAACTGATGCCATAGACAGACGCGGATGCGTATTCCTTGTCTTGTAGTCGTCTGGTGTTGTCGCGCAGTTTCTCCAAACCTTGCTTGATTTGCTGCCTTTCCAGCGCGATTTGTTCGTCAATTTGGGCTGGTGTTGGCATGTAATAAATCGTAATAATGTCTGGCTAGACGCACTAGATTCGTCTTTTTGCGCAATCCACAAGTGGATAGAACTGCGGCGCAGTGATTGTGACCGATGTTTAGTTATTCAGTCCGCGTGTGGATCAGTAGAAACACGCCTTTTTAAGTCGCGTGCGTCTACCGATTCCGCCACGCCCCCACTGG